GCGCAGCGCAGGAGACTCCCCTGGTGGATACCAGTAAGGAGCCCGGTGTGTCTGGTTAACACACCCCACTCCCCCCCCGGGGAGTGGACCTACCAAAGATTCCTTCAACGTCTTTCACACTCATCTTTTCCACACCATCAGGTGCGAGCAACTCCGCTCGACCCACCATACACTCCACAGCACATCAGTCTGTATCATGTAGATGGAAGCATCCGTTGCCAGTGTCCGAGTCTTGCGAAAGATAGCAAGGATTGGGCCTCTGGTCGGGGTTGTTACCTTCCCCTAGATTTTGTAAGCCTCTCGGCCTAATTTGGTGGTCGTGGCTTGGGAGGGAAAGGATCGGATGGGACAGGCTCATCGGGGTTAGGCGGACGGGGCTTGGGATCTGTGTCCCCCTCTGGAACGGACCTCAGAGCTAATGAGCTCGGGGGAACCAACCAGTGAACGGGGTCACAGAACTCAATCTCATAAGAGACATAGATCTTACCAGCATAGACACTGCCGGATAGACCAGGACTGGTGGACTGAATGCCCAGGGAGACAGGAATTACCTGTTGTTCCCTGGCCCAGTCAGTACTGCCAGTCGACTCGTCTACCACAAACCATTGTCTTTGCTGGTGGATCAATGCCACATCCGCACAGATCTCCAAATTGTCTTGCCCACCGGCACCATAGGAATTGACTCCTGAACCACCCCAAGGGGGGAATGCCAAATATTTCCCAAGCTGGGAAAGATATGCTATTCCACCCGAAGTCAGGTTATACCAGCTGATGAACTGTTCATAGTTAGTGAACAGACCCAGCTCAACAAGACCTCCAACGTTTGAACCCACGAAGGGGACATAGCGCCATGAGAGCTTCTTGAGCCGGTAGAACTGGTATGACCTGGCGAAGTTGGTAATCCAAGAGCCAGAGGTGGCTGGGTTAAAGCTTGTACCGTTCACCGTAACGGCACCCGCACTACCTGTCAAGACCACATCGCGGAGATACTCTGTGTTAGACACAATGAGTCCCCGAGGTGTGGCCTTGACAGACGGACCGGATGTCCTGGTGATCCGAGGAGCCTGCGTAGCAGGCGCGGTCATCTTTGACACAGCCATCTTCGATTCCTTGTTGCCCTTCTTACCCTTTCCCTTTCCAGTCATTTCGCTTTTCTTTGTGTTTGCCATGAGATATATTTCATGCCCCGGGGGGGACCATTGCAGGGGGATCACAACGTGGTCTCTTCTCGCATATCCTCTTCTGGTTGTGCCTGGAAAATCTCATGGAGGTACGACGCATCATCCTCATACCGAACACCCACAAGATCCCTCTTGCGGTGCCATACTGGGCGGAAAGCCCACACACTATTCTGTAGTACCTTGTGCAGGTAGTTGGCAGGTAGGGGAGCAATCCCCTCACCCACCCGCTGCTTACTCAGAAGGTACTGCCTCCACCTCCTGGCTCCAAAGATCCGCACGTGTTTCACACTTGACAGATCCTCAAACCAACGCCTCAATGCCATCAAGCCTGAGCCTAGACCCATGTCCTGCAAGTAAGGGTCGGGCATAGAAGCCTTCCTTCCAAGCAGTTCAATGTCAGGTAACCCGGGAGGCCCGAAAGCCATCCCGTGATCTGCAGGACCAAACACATATTCACCACCAGTCAGCACAGTGGCAAGCTGCTCGTAGCGTCTACAGATCTTACTGTAGACATTACGGGTACCCTGCGTGAATGAGAACTCACCTAAACGGTGGGCATTCATCCACATTAGCTGGTTGTTAGTGAATCTGTGGTTGGGACTGGGGACACGTGCACCAAAGCACCCATACTCAGTAGGTCCGTAGAGAGGACCGGGGAAATTCTTGAGAATCGGATAATACTTCCGGAACATAGAGAGGTACTTCCCAGAGGATTTACTGTCTGAAGTAGACGTAAATTCCCTGAAAAGCATCGCCAACTGTTCCCAAGGTAATATCTGACGACCAGTATCATCCACGAGCTTATCTACGGGTGTATTGAGTAATCCCACATTGGGAACCGTGATGGGAGTCCATCTCCTGGTCAACTTGTTGAAAACACAGTACTCAGAGTTAACCAAGGCAAGCCGATTGGTATAGTAGTTCTTCCCGAGGGAGAACTCCAGACCGACGACCGCCGTGGATCTCTGCCATCTGCGATACTCTGACTTGTTGGCCGGAAAGATGACATCGTCACCATTGATCCGCATGAATCTAGACCTAGGTATCGCCATGCAGGAAGCAGCACGGTTGATGACACAGAGGAGAGGGAAAGATAGTATGTGGCCCATCATCTGACCACGGGTTATGGGTATAGGTTCACGAACACCCTTGAGGTCGAGCGCACAGTGATCCAGTGAGTGAACAGCCAGTTTCCGGATAAACGGTTCTGCACATGCAGGGGTTCCCGGAGGGAACAGGAATTCCGTTCTTTCAAGCATTGAAAGACAGGCTTCCCGGGTATAGGACAGGAAAATGTTGTCAGTGGCGGACTTATAGTCACCGCTGACAACCTTCTCCCCCTTACCCGTGGTTAGTCCGTCCAATGCTTGGAAGACCGGTACCCCACCGATCAACTGGAAGACTGGGTGTCTGCGCATCTTCCCATGCCAGGCCTTCTGGACTGGCACGAGGAGCTGTACAAACCACTCAGCTTTGGTCACAATGCGAACCTTCAGGGGCTCAGTGAGACCTGTTGCGCCCACCAGTATGGATTTCCATTCCACATCCGGCAGACCCAATTCATCCACAGCCTCTAGGATCAGTTGCCTCAGCATTCTTGCCCAAGTGCCTCCCACCAGGTCATCTTCAACAAGTTCCGTCTCAGTCAGCCGCCACAGGTCTAGTACTTTCTGCACATGTGGATCGGCAAGGAAACCACTAAGGGGAAAATCCCTAATGTAGCCTTGCAGACCCCCATCAGTGCGGGAGTACTCATGACATGCGGAGACTGATGGAGGGAAGGGGCGGCAGTAATCTGCCACCATCTTCTCGCCCGGAGGACAGAACTCGTCAAGGGTGTCTTGGATGGAGAGGAACATCTTCCTTTTAAGGGGAAGACTCGTGGGTTCAGGACGAGAGATTGCTGTACTAAACTCAGCCACCTTCTCCCTTACCATTTCACTTGTGAAAGACGGAAACAACCTCTTGGAGTACAAGAGCAGTGAGCCTACTCGTATCTTCCTCTCAGTTCCACCCCCTGTAACTCTATTTCTGATAAACTTGCGAAAGTGACCAGAAATAAGGCTATAGGGGTTAAACCTCTGGGGTGGTGTCTCATCCTTAAGCATGTGTGGCAGCCAGAAGGCAGTCCACGACTTAAGAATAGACATCAGCTCAGGGACAGAACTGGAAGGAGGGTGCGGGCAGAGTACACTGTCAAACTTGTACCCCAGGAGATCGAAGGAATCAATGAGTGCGTTGTTGGCCTTTTGCCAACATCCCTTAGCGCTCAACCTTGATACTTGGACTGGGTCCCAAACCAGCTCAGGTATCAGTACTGGAAGGTTAGCACTTGTTGACTGTCTTCTCAGACAGTTACGAGACTGCTTGCCTTTCGGCATCCGGGGGGGCCCAGTAGCCCCTACCGCGGCACGGGGGTCATTCTTACGAGTGATCTCCA